CGAAATGTCTTATGGAGGATATGTATTATTCAGTTTTGACGAGAAGGCAAAGCCTCAAGTGCATGCTCAAATCTCGGATGATTTGAATGCTATGTCGCTTCAGTATTTTATCAAAAATTGGTCAGAGGCCATGGAGGAAATTTCTAGAGAAAGTTTTCTAGATAATATAACCACTAGGATACAGAGCAATTCAGAAGAAGACGAGGAAGAAGGTTATCAAGATGAGTGATACAAATATATCAGACTATTATCCAAACAAAGAAAACGAAACTCCTTTGCCGGGACTAGAACCACCTGCATCTTTAACTGCTGGAGAAGCGCCCGCACCCACCCCAGAGGAAGCTCCCCTCGCCCCAGTTGAAAGTTTAGGGGTTGACGATTTAGGTATTGATTTACCAGATATCCCTCTTCCAGACGATGAGCAAATAGAAGATGCAATTAAAGACACTTTTGATGACGCAGCTTTTAATTTTGCCATCGTAGGAGTAGGCCAAGGAGGCTCTAGATTAGCGGAGTCTTTCTGGAACTTAGGATATCGTAGAGTTGGCGTAATAAATACTGCGAAGCAAGATCTATCTTTAATTAAAATTCCAGAACAGAATAAGCTCTTGATTGGAGATGGTGGTGCTGGCAAAAATCCAGATGCGGCGGACGAAGTATTTCGAACAAGATATGAAGATATTCTTGATTTCCTAAAAAGAACTTTCGGAACAGGATATGAAAGAGTTCTAGTCTGCGCCGGAGCGGGTGGAGGAACTGGGGCTGGCGGTGTTGCTAGAGTTATAGACATCTGCCATGATTTAAACCAATCTTTAAGCAAGGAGACGAAAGACACAGACGCTAAAGTTGGATGCATAGCAGCTTTACCTACTAGAGCAGAAGGTATAAAAGTCCAGAAGAACGCCGAAAATACAATTAGCAAGATTGTTGACGCTCAAAAAGCAGGAGTTCTTTCTCCATTGATTATTCTGGATAACGAAAAAATAAAACAACTTTATCCTAAACTTAGCGTTAATCAGTTTTGGAGCACGGCAAATAACAGCATATGTTCTATCCTGCATCTTTTTAATAAAATCTCCGCTAAAGAATCTGCTTATACTACTTTCGACAAGGCAGATCTAGATACAATTTTTTCATCTGGAGTCATAATGTTCGGGGCTACCCCAATTAAAGACACCAGCGAAACAGGCATATCTTACGCAGTTAGAGATAATCTTCGCAAAAATATTTTAGCAGGCGTAGACGCTTCTACGGGAAATGTTGCGGCCTGCGTTATTATTGGCGATAAAAATTCTCTTGACAACATACCTCAGTCTAGCTTAGAACATGGTTTTGAACAACTGAGCAGAATGATGGGTGATGGTTCTACTGTCCATCGCGGCATTTACGCTGGGGCGAAACAAGGTCTAGCTGTATATACCGCTATTGGAGGGCTGCAAGTCCCGGAAAACTTGTTCTCTTACTTCTTCGGGGTAGACAGAAAATATAAATAATACATGGGTTTATACTCTCTCAAGCTTGAGATGTACGTTTTAGGCGGACTTCTCAAGTATCCAGATTCTATATCAGAATTCGATTCTGTTTTAAATGTAGCGGACTTTTATCATTCGGTACATAAATCAATATATTCTGTATTAAGAAATTCTTATGTTGAAGGAAATAAGGTAGATAAAATTCTTGTTTCCGAGAAGCTAAAGAATGTAGGAGTACATACTAAAGACGGGGTTGACATTCATGGATACCTTGAAACAGTATATTTAAAAGCTCCAAACAAAAGAGGCATTAAGCCTCATGTTCAGCAATTAGTAAAATATAGAATATTAAGAGAACTGGAAGAGACGGCTGATGATTTAAAGTATTTTCTAAACAGTGAGTCTGCTGATAAATCTGTAGATGAGATTATAACTAAATCTGATTCTATATATTCGGAAAAAATACTTTCTTACGAAATCGAAGAATCGCCTCAAAACATTTTAGATGATTTTTTAGATGTGGTAGAGGAAGCGGGGATGAACCCCTCAGATGAATCTGGATTATTAACTCCATACGATGAATTTAATAGACTGTTCGGCGGACTAAGAGATGGTAACATATATGCTATCGTTTCTCGTCCGGCTCAAGGCAAAACAACTTTCATCAACGATATATGTCTAAAGAGCGCCATGAGGAACGATGTTCCTGTTTTAGTGCTTGACACAGAGATGTCGAGTAATGAAATAAAATTTAGGATGGCTGCTGCTGAAACCGGAGTACCGCTTTGGTATTTAGAGACCGGTAAATGGATTAAAAACAAGGAGCTGTATCAAAAAGTAAGAGACTACCAAGCTCAAAAAGCTTCAAGCAAATATCAAAATGTAAAGTATTTTCATTATCATGTAAGAAATAAAACCATTGACGAAGTTTGTTCAATTATTCGTCGCTGGCATATGAAGCATGTTGGCAGAGGTAACAAATGTATAATAGCTTACGACTATGTCAAACTAACTGGCGAGAAAGTTGATAAAAACTGGGCTGAGCATCAAGCGATAGGAGATAAGATAGATAAGCTTAAAAGAATTTCTGAAGAGTTGAGCGCTCCAATTATAACTGCCATGCAGATGAATCGCTCGGGAGAAAGTCATAACAGGAATAGTAGAAGCTTGGTTGATGACGCTTCAGCTATATCATTGTCCGATAGATTGCAATGGTTCGCCAGTTTCGTTGCTATATTCAGAAGAAAAACTGCTGATGAAATAGCTATGGATGGCGAGCATTTTGGAACGCATAAATTATTACCAATTAAAACAAGGTATCAAGGACGCGATGCGGCAGGTCATCAAGATCTTATACGAAGACCGATTATAGAAGAAAATAATCAAATAGAAATTCACAGAGAAGAGTGGAGTAACAACTACTTAAATTTTAATGTAGAAAACTTTGCAATAGAGTGCAGAGGGTCGCTACATGACATCGTTAACGAAATCAGACAAAGGTTTGACATAGCTCAACGAGATATCGCAGGGAATGACGGAGACACCAGTATATTATAGTGTCGGAGATAAGAGATATACTAATTGACCTAGGGTACAGAATTAAAGATTCTGGCAGGCAGTACAGGATGAATCCTCTTTACAGGGATTCGAGCAGTGATTCTGTTTTAAGCGTAGATAAAAATACTGGTTGGTGGACGGATTTTAAAGAGTGTAAGTCTGGCCCAATCGAAGAACTGATTAGGATTACAAAAAATCTTTCAACAATAGAAGAGGCTAGAAAATTTGTATCTACCAAGTATCAATTTGAAAAACCAAAAAAACAAGAGCCGAGGCTTGAACATATTAAGCCTATCCCGACAGAAGCTCTTGCTAATTTAGTTAAAGACCATTCGTACTGGGAGGGTAGGGGAGTAAGCCCTGTGACAATGAAACTTTTTGAAGGCGGTATGGCTGTCAGGGGCGCTTTTTCAAATAGGTACGTCTTTCCAATTTTTAGTGTCACCTCAACTGGTAATAGAAAGTTAATTGGATGCACAGGCAGGGACACGACGGGTCAAAGTCCAATAAAATGGAAGCACCAAGGAGCCACTTCAAAATGGGGCTATCCTCTTCAAGTTAACTTTGAAATTATTAAAAAAGAGAATGAGGTTATTATAGTAGAGAGCATTGGGGACATGCTGGCTCTTTGGGAGGCTGGAATCAAAAATACTTTAGTTATGTTTGGAGTATCTTTAAGCGCGCATCTTTTAATGTGCTTACTTAGGATTTACCCAGACAAGATTATAATTGCTTTGAACAATGACGGGGCAAATGGAGCGGGCAACAAGGCCGCTTGGAAGGCGAAGAAGACTCTAAACAAGCACTTCGATGAAGACGATGT